TAGCTGGAACACCATCTCCGTGATTATATCTTGTCCTTCTTCGCTTATTTCTGTCTTCTCACACATATACGTTGCCGTATCCACTGCGTGCTGTAAATCTTTTTTAAGTATTTCCTCAAGGTATTCCTTATCGTACACCTTGCCGTCTTCCCAGTGGTCTTCCACACAGAGGTGCCCATAGCCCACGGTTCTCTTGCCTAGCGTATCTAGGTACACCTGGTCTCGAAATCCCTCGTGTCTCTTCACTGATTCAATTAATGATTCTCTCATTACCAATAACTTCCTCTCGGTCCTGTCGGTTCTTCGTAGGGGACATCCTGGGGATGGCTCACCATCCAGCCCTTACGCAATCTTAATAATGCCTGCGATAGCGAATCGACTAGGTCATCGTTCTTCGTGTTGGGGAAAGCCGCACACTGCGATATCACCGCCTCGGTTTCATCCGTGTCTGGTGCCCAAATCCTGCCGCTCTCGAATAATGGCGTGATGGCGTGAACCCTCGCCAGCTTATCCATGCGTTTCGGATTAAAGGGTGTAATCGGTATTCCCGTTCTCATTAACTCTTGCACTAGTGATAATCCACTCGCTTTGGCTTCCACGAGAATATTATCAGGCTGGTGCATATTGTACAGACTTATCGCTGCATTCTTCAACTCAGGGAACGTCAGGCGTTCTCTAAACGAGTCGAGTAAAATTAGGTTGTATCCGCCCTCGCCAGAGAACACACCCCACGTTGTACACGCAGAGTAGTCCGAGTTCTGGTTCGCTGTGTAAGCGGTATCCCAAGACTGTATCTTGTACTGTATCTCTGGCAGTTGCTCTCGTTTCCAATACTTCCACCACCAGCGTTTAATTACGTTTCCTTCTTCTACGGAGGGAGTCTGGTTGTAGAGCGATGTCCACTCCCTAGTCCCTACGGTCTTCTTAATCTCTTCTAATCGCTCCAGCGGGTAGGCTTCCTCCCATAGCGGGTCGCCTTCCTTGAGACCTAGCATATCTGCTGCGGTCTCGTTTAATATTGCTGGAAACTCAACTATGTCCCACCCCTCGTGTCCCGTTTCCTTGAGCACCCATCCTGCAAGGTCATCCTCGTGCCATCTCGTTTGTATTAAGATAACACTGCCATTCGGCATTAATCTTGTGTATGCGGTTGAACGATACCAATCTAATAGATTGCCACGCATCGCTTGGGAGTCTGCCTCCTCACGCCCTTTAATCGGGTCGTCAATCAGTAGTAAGTGTGCACCCCTACCCGTAATAGCCGAGCCTGCACCCACTGCATAGTACACGCCACCTTTGGTCGTGTGAAATCTCCTTACACTCGCTGAGTCTGTCGATAACTGCGTATCGGGAAAAATTTTTCCGAAATTTTCATCTTGAAGCTGGTTTCTGACTTTACGCCCAAAATCATCCGCCAGGTCTTGAGCGTAGGTGGAACAGATAATATACTTATCGGGGTTCCTGCCCATAAACCATGCGGGAAAGAATTCTGATGTCAGAATAGATTTGCCGTGTCTGGGTGGCATAAATATGGCGAGTCTCTTGATTTCGCCACGTTCTACCGCCTCTAGCTTCTCCGCCAGCTTCGTGATGTGTGGAGGGGTCTTGTAATTGTCCATTTGGGATTTTGCATACCCTAATAGACTGTTGCGAGCACTTTCCTGTGTTTCTAAATCTTTTACTTTATCTACAAGGAGCTTGAGCTGGGCTATCTTCTCTTCGGTGGTCTCTGGTATCCTCATCTAAGTCATCATAGTAGAGGGGTGTTCCCTCTCCCATGTAAGCTCCCTTTATATTGTATTCAAAGAACTCGATGGCTTCCTCATCGGTCATGCCGTCTCGTTCCGTTAGTATTTGTATAATCTTGTTTGTGCTGTAGAGCAGAACGTCATTCATTCCACATCTCCCAGCGTATCCCATGATGGCTTCATCAAATCCATCCGCCTTGAGTGTTTCATCCATGCTATCAGTATATATAAATATACCCCGTGGTCCATAGGAAATAGGTGGGTGTTCTCTGTGCTATTATGGTAAGTCAGTAGGCACTGTATGGATGTTAGGTAAGTCGAGCAAACAGGGGGGTGGGGGGTAAATTATGCAGTATAGCAGAAAAACGCCCTAGTAAAGCGAGTTAAACGGTAGGGTAGGGGAGTGATGATAGTATTGATGCATATATTGTATTGTTGCATAACAATTATTATCGGAACAAGTACAGTAATCCGTACATTCCCCACTCTATTCTCTTTTATATTCCTGTAATTACTAGGAATGATATGTAGTTATTCTATATAATAAGACAGACCAATGAATGCAGAACCAAATATATTTACTGCTCTCAGACTGTCGGCAAAAAAGTGTCTTATCCAATCATACACCAATGTATTTAATTATGTCTGTATGCTCTTTAAAATGGAATATTTAGATACTTTTATACACAGTGATATGTAAGTTTATTTTCCAAAATGGAGTAAATTTATACATATAACTATGTAGGGAATTTTAAATTCTTTGCACTATATAATCAGTAATGAAAGGATGGTGATTACATGATTACTGAGAGTGAACTACTAAACCATTTAGATAGATGGTTACAGTCTGATGATGCTAAACGTATTAGTGATATGCAGACTAAAGTGATGATTGTTAAGAGACATGACAACACCAATACATCCCTCCGAAAAATATCTTTAATAGATGCTATCGGTAGAATTGTTTTATTGGATTATGTCTTTGCAAACAAAGTTAACAATGAGTATGTCAAAGACCTAGACTCCATCAAAAAGGTTAAGAGTCTTATTCGCATTCTTAACTAGTCTATCTTGTTCTACTGTATTGGACTGTTTCCTGTAACAGTTCATGCAGTAGAATTTACTAAAGGTTGCATCACTCACTGGACTATCTAACCTACCACACTTGCAACAAGTTTTTATCTTTGCAAGTTCTAATGAATGCTCTTTAGTTTTTCTTAGTCTGTTGTATTCGCTCCAAAAATTTATCAATGAATAGTTTTTTCTTCTTCAATAAATTCTATTTCTAATTCTGTTTCTTGTTCTAAGAATTTTTTTTTACAATCACAAACTTCTTCACTGCACTTTTGTGTTTCACAACACTTTGGAATGCAAACACATCTGCAATCCATTAGTTAAACTTTTTTTTAATTTGTTCTTGTTGTTTGATGAAGAGGTCATCATTAATGGATGCATACAAATCTGCTATATGTTTTTTTAATGCAACAACATCATCTGTATCCAAATGCATATTACCACTGATTGATGTCGGATTACCTTCTAACAAGTTTGCTAACTTTGTAGACTCCACTCCTACCTTTGTCATATTCAAAAGGTCAATTGGTTTTTCTAAATTACTACCTACACCACTTTGTAATGCTAATAAAACTTTCTCTAACGCTTCATTGGATGTCGCTTTTAATTTGTCTGTTAGTTCGGTGAACTCCACAGATTTTTTTTCAGCAATCTTCTCTAAAGTTTTTTCATTTGTTTTTACATCTACCATGTTAGCTTCTTTTAACCATCCCTCCTGTTTACTATGTCTGAATATTGTTGCGAGTGATGGTATTTTTTTTTGAGGAAATTTTTCTTTTAATTCAGAATACAATCTGCGTATGCTCCGATGACTGCGTGGCATTTTAAAATAATACTGTTTGATATCATCGGTTGTTATAGACCTATCTCTTGCCATGATAACATTTAACCTAGTAAATATTCTCACTAATTTATATAGAACAGTATTAGAACCTTTTAAAAGTGTTGATATATATAGTTATATTTAGGTAAAATTAGGTATTGCAAATTAATACTAGGTATGAAATAAAATCAGTATGTTTTTGAATAGCCGAATTCCAAATGCGAACAAAGTAGTATTTGGCGTTATCAATTTTTTAAATCTTCCGAAGGTTAATGCTCTGCAGACCGAAGTTAAATTGGTAATTGGATTTAGTTCAATTGCGATACATTACTTGCCTACGATGAAGAGTCTCAATGTGACTCTTACTCGCAAAGTTTAGTAGTCTATCTGCAAGGCATCGGCACTATGAGTACAGACTCCATATTATTTGACTCATAGATTTGCAATAGGTCGAACCAATCGTGGTGTCAGTCCAAATGACATCATCTAGAGAGACGCTTAGATTGAATTGCAATTTTAAAATCTCTTAAAGTATTTTTGAATGCTCACTAAGTTTGGGCATTCATGAATACTTTTTAGTATTCAGTATTAGACATTTAACAAAGGAGTATCAAATGACTAAACAAATAGATGAGACTAAAGACAGACTACTTAGCAACATTTTTACATCAGTCCACAATGTGACACTCGAGAGTAAAGTTTGGGGTGCTAAGTTTTTAGAGAAAGTTCAAAACGAACTTTTTGAGTCAGTACCAAACGATGAACTTGAGAGGATAGCAATGCTCATGAAAATGACATCTGCTGACCTTTGCAGAAAAATTCGTAGAGGCGAACTAAGAAGGGATGGTAAAATCATCAATGAGTAAAATTTTTTTTAGAGACCACATCGAAGCATTTGACCATGCAATTGACAAAGGAGTATTTACTTCAAACTTAGAGTCAGCAACAGACAATCAGTATGCTAAAAATAATTTATACATTAATGATTGGATGTATATGCATAGCAGTGTCGATGTAAAAGAAAATGGTTTTCCTGTTTACTATGATGTTTTTAAAAACAAACTTTACAGGAATTCTAAATCAGTCATTTATAAAATTGGAGGTACAGATGATACAAGCATATCCTAAGACTATGTTAGCCTACAATGAACTCATCAATAACTATCCAAATATTATGTTCAAAAAATTTCCAAAAAATTCTCAAGGACATAATTTTAGAGTGAAGGTGGTTAACAAGGCAGTGACTAAACATGATTTAAATGAGGATGAATTAGACTCACTAATTAAACTTATTAAATCTACACCACAAACTTTATAAGTATTTTAGATAACTCGCTTTGGGTTATCTTGAATACTTACTTAGTGTTCAAGATTAGACATATAATTACACGGAGGTAAAACATATGACTAACAAAAACATCCACTTCTTTTCAAATGAGGACTATGAGTATTTCATGGTCACCGCATTTGAGGGTGGCATTAATTACTGGGCTAGTGGTTATTCCATTGAACCATCTCACAGTCTGTCTGAAGTATCAGACAAATATAAAAAAAAATATCATAGTCAAATTTACTATAACCATACTGGTGGTTTAAATCCTTTCTACTCTTATCTGCCAGTAATTGCTGACGAAGATTACTTCGTGGCATTTAAAGATGTCAATGGTGACAATGGCATCGAAGGTAAGGTTTACAAACTTACAAAAAAATCCTTACGCAAGGGTTTAGATATAATGAAGGATAAATATCCCCATTCATATCAAGACCTAAAGGATGAGAATTATGATGCATACACTGCTGACATTCTCGTTCAGTGTTCACTGTTTGGTGAACAGGTCTACTGCTAATAAGTATTTTTGAATACTCGATACTGAGTATTCATGAATACTTACTCAAGTATTCAATATCAAAAAAATATAAGGAGGACATGATGACGTATTTAATACACGATATCACTTTTTATAAAGTTGATGATGACGGAAACGAAGAACTGAACAAAGACGGAACAACAAAAGTATATCGAATAAAAGACGGAATAAGGGTTAAGGCTCTTGAATATTTAACAGATGATTTTGAGGATGATATCATGGAAGAAAGCGAGGAAATAAAACCATAAGTATTTTTGATTACTCGGTATTGAGTAATCATGAATACTTAATTGTATTCAACAAGAGATACTTAACTTAAACGGCGATAGCTAGAACTAGGTTTACCCTTTATGTAGATGATTAAATTATCGTGAGGTAATTTAGTTAGCCCGTGAACTATCTCTTTCTGAGAGATGAGTGTGACCATTGTTTGCTTATTGACTCCCGCTCATCTCTCTTTTCATTAGACATAAATGCTCT